GACTATGCCCGCTCTATTCCGTCGTTCATATAATCAACAAAGTCATCATACTGGTCTTCTGAGATTTCGTCAAGTGTAATTACTTCTATTTCTTGATCTTGAGGTGTAATCCACTCATAATACTCATCAATAACTGCTAGTTTATCGTAGATTCTATCTACAGACAGTTGATCATATTCATCAATTCTGTTAAGTGCCCATTTACGAATGTGACCAACAATATCAGATGTCTCCTTCATAATAATCTTTTCGGAAGTACCTGTTAAGGATGTTGCTATTGTAGAACTTTGGCACTCCTTTGTCAATGGATTCAGTGAGAACCCCGTTAATGAAGAGTTGTCTTGTTTCTTCAAAGTTTGTTTTGCCAGGTGTTTTATGTACTGACAAGATAACTCTGTTAAAATTTTGTCTCCCAAATTGTTCAATGTCTTCTTTAAGTTCTGGACAAGACCCATAATACTTTTTCCAATCAGATTCGGATTTTACTTTTCGTTTTTTTCCTTTTGGTGTTCGGAACTTCCAGAAGTATTTTCTACCAATATACTTCCGACCGTTTTGGATATTAGTAATGAGGTAGACAAAACCGAAGAGATCGCCAATATCCTCAGATAAAAAAGCGGTTCCCTTAAACATCCAGGGGTTATCATAATCAATCTCGATATTCGTCAATGATATCTAAAACTCGCCGCAAATATTTATGGGCAAGGTCCTTCTCTCCTTGCCACACTTTTGACGACTCTTTATCAACCTGGTGATAAAGTTTTTCTACTTTTGCTTTGATCTCACTTTTAGTCATAATATTCCTTGGCATTTTAGAGTTTAAATCCGCTGAATGTGTCTTTTTTAACGTCTTGTTTGATACCACCGACAACATAGGATTCAACCTCTGTTTCTTGTGGTGCAACCTGAAGACCCTTAGAAGAAATCCAGTGTTGTGTCCAGGGCAGTGGATTAGCAGATGCTGCAATATCATAAACTGGTTTTAAACCAACGCCTTTGAGACGACGGTTGGCAATCCATTCAACATACTGTTGTAAGAGTTTGTCATTCAAACCAATCATGGATCCGTCTCTGAAGAGATAGTCTGCCCAACGCTTCTCTTCATTTACAGCATTATCAAATGCCTTATAAGTCCATTCTTCCTCCTCTTTCATAATCTGTTTCATCTCGGGATCATCACCTCGTTTCCATTTGTTTAAAATGTTTTGGGTGATGGCAAGGTGTTGATTCTCATCTCTAGCAATAAGGGAGATAATTTTTGCTGAACCTTCCATGAGTTTAAGTTCACCAAAAGCAAAGCTGCAAGCAAAAGAAACATAAAACCGTATTCCTTCCAAGATATTGACATTTGCAATTGCTCTATAAAGTTTACGCTTCAATTCACGACGCTCAATAGAACCAGCATAATGACCCTCTGCTGCAAGTTCCCACATCATACTATTATCATACTGATGAGCACCTTGTATGAAGTTGTCATACCCCTCTGTGACGCTTGCAGCACGTTCTAGAATGCGTTCATCAGTGACAATCTTATCAAAGACCTCTGATGGATCTGCATAAACATTCTTGATGATGTAGGTATAAGAGCGACTATGGATCATTTCCATGAACCCCCAGACCTCCATACATGCTTCCAGTTCAGGTAAGGAGCAGTAAGGAATAAATGCCATACCAGGACCACGACCCTGAATAGAATCAAGCATAATCTGATACTTTAGGTTAGAAGTATAGATATGCTTTTGTTCTGGGCGAAGTGTTTGATAGTCACCACGATCCTTCTGTAAGGAGACCTCCTCAGGTCTCCAGAAGTATCCTAGTTGTTGTGTGGTGAGTTTATCAAAAATTGGATATTTGTATGAATCGTATCTCTGAACACCCAGAGGTTTACCGAAAAACATCGGTTGCTTCTTGGTATTTACTTGTTCTGTGTTAAAGACTGTCATGCCCTTAACCTTAGTTTTCACATCTTCCACTGACGACACCTTAAACTGCACAGGATTCACACTCTCCCTCCTCGGCTTGTTCTAGTTCGGTTAATAGATTATTTAAATCAGACTTCTCCTCTTCAACCTCATCACTCTTGAGATCATTTGTATTTTGATAATAAGAAGTCTTCCAACCATACTTATATGTAGTCAAAAGATCATTTGCCATTACAGAAACAGGGACTTCGTTGTCGTCAAAATGTTCTGGATTATACGACCAGTTACCAGAGATTGCTTGATCAAAGAATTTTTGCATCACTGCTACCACTTTAACATATCCACCGTTATTTTCCATATCCCACAGAAGAGTATAATTGTTCTTCAGTGTTGAATAAGACGGAACAACCTGCTTAAGGGGTCCTTTCTTACTCTTCTTAACGGACAAGTAGTCTCTAGGAGGTTCGATTCCATTTGTTGCATTTGACACAACGGAACTGCTCTCCGAAGGCATCTGTGCGGACAGAGTGCTGTGTCGGAGTCCAGATTCCAGAATGGACTTTCTAAGACCCTCCCAATCATGAGTTAGTTCCTCCGTAGTAATTTCATCTACATCCTTCTTGTATGTATCAATGGGGAGAATACCATCGGCATATTTGGTACGACCAAAATATTCACAATGTCCTTTCTCTTTAGCAAGTCGATTAGATGCTTTTAGAAGATAAAATTGGAACGCCTCAGAGAGTCCGTGAACAGCATTCCATGCCTCTTGGGACTCATAACTATATCCAAGTTTAGCAAGATAATGTGCTAGACCAATAAATCCAATACCAAGAGAACGGCGTGCCTTGGTTGCAGTTTCTGCTGCTAGAACTGGATAGTCCTGATAGTCTATCAATTCGTCCAGAGAGCGCACAGAGAGGTCACAGAGGTCTTCTAATTCTGCATCACCATTGACTTTACCTACATTGATTGCAGACAAGATACAAAGAGCAATCTCACCCAGATGATCATCAATATGACTGAGTGGATATGTTGGAAGAGTAATCTCTTGACACAAATTGCTCATATTCACCTTATCTTTAAAAGATGAATGAGTGTTGCAGTGGTCGATGTTCATAATATACAAACGACCAGTCTCTGCTCTCTCTTTAAGTAGATCAAGGATTAATTTCTGTGCCCCGATAGTTTTTCTAGGAACAGACTCGTCTCGTTCATAACCCACATATAAGTCGTCAAACTTATCAGTACCAAAAGCATCATACAAACCTGGTACGTCATGCGGTGAGAAGAGGCTAATCTCTCCATCCTGGATGAAACGCTCGTAGAAAATCTTTGAAATCTGGATTGAATAGTCAAGTTTTCTGACACGGTTGTCCTCCGTGCCCTTGTTGTTCTTCAGAACGATGATGTCTTCTATTTCTTGGTGCCAGATTGGAAAGTGGACCGTAGCTGATCCACCTCTGATGCCGTTTTGAGTGCAGCATCTGACAGTCGATTCAAATTTTTTGAGAAACGGAACAACGCCAGTATGCTGAACTTCTCCACCTCGGATTTTACTGT